GTGGATTGCTATGCCAATCAGTTGTCGATCTGGAACGTGGCTGCGCCGGCCGCGAAGCTGACGGTATCGCCGATGTTGATCGTCTTGTTGACCGTCAGCGCCGAGTAAATCCAGAGGTTGCCGGCGCTCGAGGCGTCGGTCAGGCCCCAACAGACGACCGTGCCCCACGATGCCGAAGGCGTGGGGAAGTTGATCGCGGCGTTGTTCGAGCTGGTGCCGCCGGTTCCGCTCGATGCGGTGGTGCTGCCGGCGGACTGGGTGCCGGCCCACTGGGTCAGGCCGGCGGTGACGGCGACGCGGGCATAGTTGCCGCCCGTGACTTCGGTACCGCCGCCGGTGTCGGTCGGGCAGGCGGTGTAAAGCGCGACATACCAGGTGGCCGGCGTGCCGATGGCCTGGGCGCGCAGGGTGGCATCAATGACCTTGTTTTCGGCGAAGTTGGTAAGCGCAGCGGCATGAACGAAGCCGCCGAACAGCGACGAGATTGCCAGCAGGCCGGCGATGAGGATGGAATTTAGGCGCTTCATGGTGGTGGTCCTTTCAAAGTTGGTTTGTCTGTTCAGACTTGGCTTTAGGCGGCCGTGCCGCCTTGAGCATTTCGGCGGTGGCGGTGTAGCGGCCCGATCGGGTGTTGTCGTCTTTGCGCTCGACATACCGGGTGCGGCCGATGCTGGCCAGGGTGCGGGCTGTGTCTGCTGGCAGGTCGACCAGCTCGCCGGGCTGCGCGGCGACGATGCCGCCCGAGGTGCCACGGTTGATCAAACAGGATTCGATGATGAGTTGCTTGGGCATTGCGTGTCCTTCGTGCATGCGCCCGGCTCCGTTTCCGAAGCCGGGCGTTCAGTGCCACATCAAGCCGATCAGGTCAATGCGTCGACCATGGCGGCAAAGGATGCTGCGTGGCGCACGGCGATGTCGACATCCTGCAGCGCGACGACCCGCTTGGTGCCGGCGGTGGCGCCGGTGTAGGGGTCGAGCATGATGTCGAGGCCGCCCCACATGCCGATCAGCAGCTCGCTGAAGGTGCCCATGATGACTGCCGAGCAGACGCCGCTGCTGGTGCCCTTGGTGAGGTTGCTGGGCACGGCGTTCGTCACCCATGCGTCGTAGCCGAGCACGTCGCCCACGCCGGATTCGCGGCCGGTGGTCCACACCGCTTTGCCGTTGGTACTGGAAAATTCCTGGGTCTTGCGCAACTTGCCGCGCACTTTGGAGTTGGTGAGGTAGGCCATGGTGCCGACTTCGGCGTTGGCATTGGCGATGGCACTTTCCAGGTCGACCATGTTGTCGTAGGTGGGTGCCAGGCCGTTGGTGCCGCCGACGACCGAGCCGATGCCGGAGGTGGAGAGGATGCCGGTGGGCTGGTTGCTGCTGCCGGAGCCGCTGATCGCCGCCGCCTGGATGGCCTGGCCGATGATGGCGGCCAGGTCGGCGCGGACGAACATTTCGACATCGATGCTGGACTGCAGCAGCAGGCGGCGGCTGTAATCGGTGAACGCGCCGACGGTCTTGGGCGTGAGCGGAACCTGGCCGACGGTCTGCTGCGATTCGGTCGGTGCGCCGTTTTCAGCCACCCAGTAGCCGGTCGCGCCGGCGGTCTGCGAGGGAATGGCGACGTTGCCGTTCAGGTCGCGCAGCCAGGTGACGCCCATGCGATCGAGAAGCATGGCATTGCGCAACAGCTCGATGAAGCTGGAACCGAGCAGGTCGGTGGCGACCAGGTTGCCGCCGGCGCTGGCGGTGCCTTGTACCAGGTCGCGGTAGGCGTACATGGCATCACCGCCCATGCGCTGTGCGCGCTGGATCAGCGTGCTAGCGACGGCGGCGGACACGGCGGAATCCACGGCGATGCCGCGATTGAGCACGTCGACCGGGATGGTGACGGCGGCTTCACGCGACTTGTCGCGGGAGTCGCCGCGCTTTTCCTGGGCGGCGCGGCTGCATTCGACCTCGAACGGGGCGATGCGGGCGGCGTGCAGCGGGTCGCTGGCGGCCAGCAGGGCGCGGCAGAAGCTGAATTGCTCGACTTCGCGCTTGCTCATGCCGATCTCGGGGGATTCGGCAGGGCGCAGGGTGGGGGCGGCGTTGGCCTTGATGCGCTTGAGCGCTTCGGCACGGAAGGCGTCGAGCGCCATGCCGGATTCGATCGCCTGGTCGGCGATGTCGCCCATGTTGTGAGCGCGTCCGAGGGCGTGGATCTCGCGCACGCGGGAGCGTTCTGCTTCCAGTGCGTCGGTGCCGATGGTTTCGATGGAACGGGTGGCGGCAGGTGTGTTGACCGGCGCCGGGTCGGTGATGATTTCGGGCATGATGTTTCCTTTCGTGGAAGTGGAACCGGCGGCGCCGGGGTGGGGCAAATCAACGACGCGATACCGCGGCGATTCTTGCTCGGTTGCCTGGCGTCCAAGGCCGACGGTGCTGTCGGCTGGAATGTCCACCAGGCTGATTTCAAACGGCGTCCAGTTGGTGACGCGGTATTCGTTGGGCTGGTCGTCGAAGGCTTTGGTGAGCATGCGCTCGTTGATCTGGTAGCCGATGCTGACGTTGCGCACCAGGCCGTCGGCGATGTCCTGCCGCAGGTCGGCCAGCGCTTCGCGGCGGCTGATCACCATGTCGGCCATGAGACGCCCGTCTTCGAGCCAGGCACGCTCGACGGCGCCGATGGCGGCAAGCGGCGTGTCGCCGACGGCGGTGTAGCGGTCATGGTTGGCCAGTACGGCGGCGCCACCATTCAGACGATCGAGGTCGACTTCGCCGGATTTGTGGCCCAGCACTTCGACCCACGGCTCGTCCCACCAGCTCGCACGCAGATAAGGCGTCTCGCTGCTGGCAGAAAGCCGCAGGCGCAACAGGCCGTCGTCGACGGCATCAGGCGCGGCAGCGCGAATGGTGAGGGTGGCCGGCAGGCTGCGGTGCAGATTGCCGTCGATACGCTGACGGCGCGGCGTGGCAGTGGTTGCGGTGGTCATTGGATCAGGCTCCGTCTGGATAGCCGCGTGATGCGGCAAGTTTGAGATGGCGGATGGCGGCGCGGGCGTTGGCATCCTCGATATCTTCCGCAGGCGCGGCGGGCTGTGCCGGGCTGGAATCGAGCGCGCCATAGATGGCCGTCTCGGCGGCGATCTCGGCGGCGATCTCGTCCGGGTCTTCGCCGCGCTCCATGATCAGGCGGCGGCGGCTGGTGAGGCCGAGGCGCAGGTTGGTTTCGTTGGCGTTGGCGGCCTTGAGCGGGTCGATCGGCACCCAGCGGCGCGGCTGCCAGGTGGCGGCGTCCAGGTATTCGCCGTTTTTTACGCGGCTGAGGGCGAGTCCGCCGGCGGCGGCCAGATACGGCAGCGCCGCGGCGAAGATGCGGCGGTGCAGCCAGTCGCGCAGGCGGGTCTGCGTGCGCTTGAAGTGCTCGCGCTCGGCGATGATGCCGACCTGCGCGCTGCTGTAGTTCACCGCCTCGAGGTCGTTGCCGAGGGTGACGTAGCTCATGCCGCGCGCGCCGGCCCAGCCGCGGATCTGCTGCTTGACGTAGGTGTCGGCGTTGATGTTCGGCCAGGCGGACTCGAACGCCTGGAACTGGTAGCCCATCGGCAGCGTGTCGAACTGGCCCGGGACGGTGGTGCTGTACTTCTCGGCGGCGGCGGTGATGGCCTGGATTTCGTCCGGGGTGAGCACCTTGCCGGCGGCCTTGGCGGCATCGAGCACCGAGCTGACGATGGTGTCGGCAAAACCGGGCGGCGCTTCGCCGGTGGGCGAGTAGAAAAACCCCTGGCGCTTGGCGGCGTTGGAGCTGGCGACGGCGGCGGATTCCTCGAAGTCATGGGTCAGCCACAGCCGGCGCGCGCCGACGGTGAGCCACGGCACACCACGCAGCTGCCCAACTTCTTCGACTTCGTACTGGTGGATGATCTCGGCAGCCGGGATGCGCACATGCCGCCCGACGCTGGCGTAGGCCGATGGCAACTCGCCGGTTTTTGACATCTGCAGCCAATAGGCCACAGGACGGCCGGCGGCGTTGACCTCTTTGCCCATGCGCACGCGGTTGCCGTTCCACGTCTTGTTCAACGTGACGTCGAGCAGCATCGGGTCGAGCATCTGGATCTGGAATCCCATCTGGCCGCTGCCAGGGCGTAGGCGAATCAGTATCTCGCCCTTGCGGGCCAGCATTTCCAGCGATAGTTCTTCGGCCTCGGCCAGGGTGAGGCCGGATTCATCTGCATCTTCGCCCCACTTGGCCCACGTATCCTCGGCGCGCTGGTTCTCGGCAAGGTCAGGCACCAGCTCGCCATTGACCATGTGGGTAAGCCGCATCTGCAGCTGAATGCCGTTCGGGCCGAGCACGTTGTTTTTCAGCTCGATCAGGTAGCGCTTTGCCCATTCGTTGTTGCGCGCAAGGCCGACGGCGCGGCTCCACAATGTCGGCAGCTGCCGCTCGAGGTCGTCGTTGATGTGGGTGCTGGATGTGGACCAGCTTTCGGCGTAAGCCGGCGTCTCTGCCGTCTCGAAGCTGCGGCGGGCCTCATGCAGCATCTTGGCCTGGGCGAGGCTTGCCGCGGCGCGCATCTGGCTATCCAGCCATTCGCGGCGGGACGATGCGGATTCGCGTGGCTTGAAAAGGTCGCCGAACAGGCCCATGTCAGAACCTCACCGCCACACGGCCGGCAGACACGCCGTTGAGCAGCGCGGTGGCGGCAGTTTCGCTGAACACTTCGCGCTTGTAGTGGGCGATCAGGTCCAGTATCTCGGATGAACTGCGGAATTTCATCGTGCGGCCGGCGATGTCGTATTCGGCAACGTGGAGCTGGCCCTTGGACATGTAGGAGGCCAGCGCCGCCTTGGCGTCGGCAAGCGCGATCTGGTTCTGGCTACGACCGTCGTTCGCCGTGAGCGTGGTCAGGTTTGGCAGGA